CGTTTACCTGCGTGTACGTCTCCTTTTTGATCCTCCGACGACGTCGTATCTCATTGCTTCATTGAAGGAACAAGTTCAGGAGTTCGAGTGGCGTCTTAACATCTATCGCGAGGGTACCGCATGGGTAGATCCAAATCCATTCCTTGAAGAGGAAGATCTTATTCTTGACGGTGGAACTCCCTAAGGAGGATTGATGGAAACTACGTTTCAACTCCGTCGGGGTATGGCCGTTGAATGGGAGATCAAGAATCCTACCCTCAAATCTGGTGAACCGGGGTACGAGATTGACACAGGTCGGTACAAACTTGGTAACGGTAGCACTCGATGGATTGAGCTTCCTTATTTTCTGAATGAGGATGGGATTTTAGCGCTGATCAATGAAGCGGTTATTCCAGGAGGTAGTTCAATCATCGAAGTGCACGTCAACGATCTAACCCCACACCCGGTCTACGATGACGGACCATCGTTGGAACTACTATACCAGAATGCGAAGGTGTAAACCGTGTCACTTCAATCGCGTATCGGCGACCTCATCACCGCAATCGGGACCGACTACAAACAGATCCGAACCTGGATCTCAGGGTCTTCGTCTGGTGATCTCACAGGTCTCACTACAACAGACAAGACTTCTCTCGTGTCGGCTATCAACGAGACCAAGGCTGGCAACTCAGGCTCGCCCGCGAGCGCTAGCGAGACTGTCTCGGGTATTGCCGAACTTGCCACGCAAGCCGAGACGAATACTGGAACTGATGACGTCCGTATCGTCACTCCTTTGAAGTTTCAGACTCGTCTGTCTGCATTTGCTCAGCCGCTTGCCGCTAACTTGACCACTCTCGCTGGCGTAGTTTCTGGTGTGATGGGACGTACGCTCCTAGGAGCCGCGGATGCTGCTGCTGCTAAAACTTCACTCGGTTTGGCCGTTGTCGCGACCTCTGGGTCGGCTACGGATATCACGATAGGCACTCTGCCAACCTCGGTTATGCCTCCGTTGGCCATCAATGAGGTCTTCACTGCGGCGACGCAGGCTGAGATGCTCGCCCTCACCGCACAGCGTGGTGACGTGGCCATGCGTTCGGACATGGGTAACAAGATGTTCATCCTGGCATCCGACTCGCCTGGCACGCTGGCCGACTGGAAACAGATCATGGCTGCTGGCGACGTTGTGTCGGTATCTGGGCGCACGGGCGCGATCGTACTTACCAAGGCTGATGTGGGTCTCTCGGCGGTAGATAATACCAGCGACGCTAACAAGCCCGTCTCAACTGCGCAGGCTTCCGCAGATGCTCTGAATCTCAAGATTGCGTCGAATCTCTCAGATCTAAACAATGTCGCTACTTCCCGGACGAACTTGTCCGTGTATTCGCAGACTGAGCTCGGTAACCCCGAGACTGACCTCGTGGCTGCCTACACCACTGCGAAGGCGTGAGTCTTCAGACTCGTCTCGACTCTCTTATCGTGGCTATCGGGGCGGATATTAAGTTGGCTCGCAAGTTGACGTCTAGACTTACTGCTGCGGTTACGAACTCGACGGTTACATATACCGCGACTGGTTTGTCAGTCACACTTGTTGCCGGGAAGACATACCGGTTCAGAGCCTTTGGGCAGTATCAGACTGCTGCGATTACAACAGGTATTGATATGCGGATCGGTGGAACAGTCACAGCCACGAGAATTCGTTACAGCACCTTCTTGTTTGGAGTTAACAACACCACCGTGACATTTCGGTCTGGAACTTCGATGAATGCAAACTTGACACCCTCGTCTGCTGTCTTTGCTGCCAATACCGACTACCCTTGGAATATCGAGGGTCTCATTGTCGTCAATTCCGGTGGCACACTCACCATTGAGTTTGCATCTGAGGTTGCCGCATCTTTGACAACAATCCAGGCTGACAGTTACCTCGAAGTGCAAGAAGTCGCGTAATGTCAGGACTGTTGAACACAACTATAGAAAGGAGTTGACATGGATACCCTCGAGACAGTCCTCGCCCATTATGGCATTAGGGGAATGAGGTGGGGCGTTAGGGGCGCTGGTCGAAGGGGTTCAAAACCCGCGGCATCTACAGATTCAGTGAGAGCCAAGACTTACAAACAAAAAGTCAAGAAAGGTAAGACTGATGCTCTCTCTACCAAGGAATTGCAAGAGCTGGTCGCGCGAATGAATCTGGAGCAGCAGTACTCCAGACTCAGTCCAAGCAAGAAGGCTAAGGGTGGGAAATTTATAGCTGACATTCTCTTAGGAGCCGGCAAGCAACAAGCGACGAAGATCGTGAACGATCGACTCACCAAGCAAATGGAGAGTGTGCTCAAAAAGTAGGAGAAAGGAGGATTGGCGATGACACTATCCAATAAAGCGACACCGACCTACTACGGTCAGTTTCGTGATGCGGTACTACGTGGTGACATCCCCGTAAATAGGGAGATTGCTATGGAGATGAATCGCATCGACGCGCTCATCGCCAACCAAAACGTCTACTACGACGACCAAGCGGTTGTTGGTTTCATTTTCTACTGCGAGAATGAGCTGACACTGACTGATGGAGGTGATCTTCATCTGCTCCCTTCATTCAAGCTGTGGTCTGAGCAGATTTTTGGGTGGTATTACTTCGTTGAACGAAGCGTTTACCAACCGTTCTCAGACAATCACGGCGGACATTACGTCACGAAGACGATCAAGAAACGTCTGACGACAAAGCAGTACCTTATTGTCGCTCGAGGCGCGGCAAAGTCGATGTATGCCTCATGTATTCATAGCTACTACCTAAATGTCGATACATCCACCACACACCAAATCACGACGGCACCTACGATGAAGCAGGCGGATGAAGTTATGTCTCCCATCCGTACGGCCATTACCAGAAGTCGAGGTCCCCTCTTCAAATTCCTGACCGAGGGCTCTATGCAGAACACAACAGGATCGAGAGCCAACCGCGTTAAGCTAGCTCCGACCAAGAAGGGCATCGAGAACTTTCTTACCGGATCTATAGTTGAAGTTAGGCCTATGACTATCAACAAGTTACAGGGTCTTCGTCCTAAGGTATCTACCATCGATGAGTGGTTGTCTGGCGACATTCGAGAGGACGTTGTCGGTGCTGTTGAGCAAGGAGCATCGAAGCTAGACGACTATTTGATTGTTGCTATCAGTTCTGAAGGAACAGTCCGGAATGGTTCTGGAGATACTATCAAAATGGAACTCGCTGACATTCTTAAGGGTGAATACCCGGCACCTCACGTTTCAATCTGGCATTACAGGTTAGATGAGTTGGAAGAAGTCAACAATCCAGCTATGTGGTTGAAGGCAAACCCGAATCTTGGCAGGACAGTCTCTTATGAGACTTATCATCTTGACGTTGAACGAGCCGAGAAAGCACCCGCTTCGAGGAACGACATCCTTGCTAAGCGGTTCGGCATCCCAATGGAAGGCTACACATATTTCTTCACCTACGAAGAGACGTTGCCGCATCGCCCGCGCGAGTTCTGGCAGCTGCCGTGTTCACTTGGAGCGGATCTTTCACAAGGAGACGACTTCTGCGCGTTCACATTCTTCTTTCCACTGTCGAATGGTTCTTTTGGTGTTAAGACACGAAGCTACATTTCGTCTTTAACTCTGATGAAACTTCCTGGTGCCATGCGATCGAAGTATGACCAGTTTACCGCTGAGGGAAGTCTTCATGTTCTAGAGGGTACAATCCTCGACATGATGGAGGTCTACGATGATTTAGATCACTTCATCCAGGAGTCTCAGTTTGATGTTCGTACTCTAGGTTTCGACCCTTACAATGCTAAAGAGTTTGTGACTCGTTGGGAAGCAGAGAACGGGTCTTTCGGCATTGAGAAAGTTATTCAGGGGGCTAGGACCGAATCTGTTCCACTTGGAGAGCTAAAGATCCTGAGCGAACAACGCTTGCTCATCTTCGATCAGGACTTGATGACATTCACTATGGGTAATGCTATCACGCTTGAAGATACAAATGGAAACCGGAAGCTCCTAAAGAAGCGACAGGACGAGAAGATTGATAATGTCGCGGCATTGATGGACGCTTACATCGCATACAAAGCAAATAAGGAGGCGTTCGAATGATGCTGCATGAGGATCGACCGACCATCGATGAACTTCAGCATTATGGCAAGTTAGGTATGAAATGGGGAAAGCGTAAATCAACTGGACAAGAAATTCGAACTGCTCGTGGAAGCGTCAGAAGAGGTCATAGAGAACTCAAAGGTCAAAGAAAAAAGATTCGGGCTTCGACGACGGAATCAGGTAAGGCCAAGGAAAAAGCAACCTACGCCAAGATGAAAACATCCTTCCTCAAGAATCCGGATCGGGTCACTGCTCTCAAGATGTCCAAAGGCGAAATTGCGGTTAACCTGTTGATGGGGAACAGGTATACTGTTGGCGCAGCCGTTGCTACCTCTGCTGGTCGTAGGCGCATTGCTTACAAGCAGAAGACTGGTGCTTACGATAAGAAATGACTTAACAACTCCATATTTGAAGAAAGGAGGTGAGTAATGGCCGGCTTCGCTTCTAGGCTCATGCATGCGTGGAATGCTTTCACGAATCAAGATGGTAAGGATCGTATTCAGTCCTTTGGCGAATATGGAGCGAGTTATGGCTCTCGTCCTGATCGTGTAAGACTTCATTTCTCGAATGAGCGCTCTATCATCTCTTCGATCTATACACGTCTCAGCATTGATATCGCATCGATTGATGTTCGGCATGTTCGTCTAGATGACGGCAAACGTTATGCTGAAGACATTGACAGCGGTCTCAATAACTGTCTTACTCTCGAAGCGAATCTCGACCAGGCAGCTCGTGCTTTCCGTCAAGATATTGCGATGACACTTTTTGACAGAGGTGTTGCTGCAGTTGTTCCAGTGGATACCACGCTGGATCCTCAGCAATCTGGTGGATATGACATCAAGACTTTGCGAGTCGGAGAGATTGTTACATGGTTTCCGAAACACGTTCGTGTCAGTTTGTACAACGAAAAGATAGGACGTCGCGAAGAGATCACACTCGAGAAGAAGATCGTCGCAATTATCGAGAATCCACTCTTTGCTGTGATGAATGAGCCAAATTCAACACTTCAAAGACTCATTCGGAAGCTCAATCTTCTGGATACGTCCGATGAAGTGTCTAGCTCGGGTAAACTCGACATTATCATCCAGTTGCCGTACGTCATTAAGTCTGAGTCACGTCGATTGCAGGCAGAACAAAGACGAAAAGACATCGAGTTTCAATTAAAGGGCAGTCAGTATGGTATCGCTTATGCAGACGGCACCGAGAAGATCACCCAGTTGAACCGACCAGCCGAGAACAACCTTCTCAAACATGTCGAGTACCTAACGATCATGTTGTATGGACAACTTGGCCTAACAGAAGAGGTCATGAATGGTACTGCTGACGAGAAGGCCATGCTCAATTACATGAATCGAACCATCGAGCCTGTTCTTGCCGCTATAGCAGAAGCCATGAGGCGCGCTTTCCTAACCAAGACTGCTCGCTCCCAACTTCAGACTATCATGTACTTCCGAGATCCATTCAAGCTTGTGCCGATTGCCGACATCGCAGAGATTGCCGATAAGTTTACTCGGAACGAGATTCTGAGTTCTAATGAGATTAGACAAGTCATCGGAATCAAACCGTCGGTTGACGCAAAGGCCGACGAGCTCCGAAACAGCAACATGCCGGCTCCGTCGGGGCCAGTAACTTCAGACCCAGCAATTCAGGAAGGAGACAGTCAAAATGGTAGCTGATTTCAGTGGTTATGCCACGAAGACTGGCCTCAAGTGCTCCGACGGTCGAACGATCATGCCTGGTGCTTTCAAAGATTGCGATGGTATGACAGTTCCTCTGGTTTGGCAGCACGGCCACAACGAGTCCAGCAATGTCCTCGGACACGCTGTTCTCGAGAATCGTGCCGACGGGGTCTACGCGTACGCATACTTCAATGACACAAGTCAGGGTAAGAATGCTAAGGCTCTTGTCGTGCACAAGGACATCACAGCGTTATCGATCTACGCGAATCAGTTGGTTGAGCGCAGCAAGAATGTTCTGCATGGTCTCATTCGTGAGGTTAGTTTGGTGCTTTCGGGCGCCAATCCCGGGGCGCTTATTGACAACATCAACCTCGCGCACGCCAATGGCGAGACTGAGATTCTTGAGGATGAGGCTATTATTTATACTGGTCTTCCTCTCGAACATGAGGATGAGCCTGCGACTGCCAGTCATTCATCAGACGATCCGACTGTTCAGGAAGTCTATGACTCGCTTTCGCAAGAGCAGAAAGATGTCGTGAATTTCATGATTGGAGCCGCCCTCGAGCAGGCTGCCAGCAACTCTGCAGCACATTCCGATGACGCCGACGGTGATGACACCAATGATGATGACATCAACGATGATGATACCAATGACGAGGGCGACCTCAACCACCAGGAAGGAAACCGCGACATGACTCGCAATGTCTTCGAGCAGAACGGTGGCGCTACTACTGCGGCACGCCCGAAGCTCACGCACGATCAGCTTCAGACCATTGTCGAAGACGCGAAGAAGATGGGTTCCTTCAAGGAATCGTTCCTCGCGCACGCCGTTGAGTATGGGATTGAGAATATCGACTTCTTGTTTCCCGATGCCAAGACGATCGCTGATTCCCCGGAGTTTGTCAGCCGGAGGATGGAATGGGTGTCTCAGGTCATTAACGGGACCCGGCACTCGCCATTCTCTCGGATCAAGTCGTTGTCGGCTGACATTACTCTCGACACCGCCCGCGCCAAGGGTTACGTCAAGGCCACTATGAAGAAGGAGGAGTTCTTCGCTCTGTCAAAGCGTGTCACTACGCCGACTACGATCTACAAGAAGCAGAAGTTGGACCGTGACGATATCATCGATATCACGGATCTGGATGTTGTGGCCTGGCTTAAGGCCGAGATGCGCGTCATGTTGGATGAGGAACTCGCTCGTTCAATTCTTATCGGTGACGGCCGCGAGGTTGACGATGAGGACAAGATCAACGAGACGAACATCCGTCCGATCGCGCACGACAGCGACTTCTACGCTCACCGCGTGGTTGTTCCGACCAACACCAGCCCGGACGGTCTTGTCGAGGCAATCCTGCGTGCTCGTAAGAACTACCGTGGTTCGGGAAACCCCACTATGTTCTGCACTGAGGACGCGCTCACTGACCTTCTTCTGTCGAAAGACAAGATGAATCGTCGTCAGTACGGAACCCAAGCTGAACTCGAGAACGCTGTTCGCGTCTCGAAGATCATCACGGTCCCGATCATGGATGGTGCGACTACGGACGACGGCGATCTGCTGTCGGTTCTGGTTAATCTTTCGGACTACACCGTGGGTGCGGACCGTGGCGGCAATATTTCGATGTTCGATGACTTCGACATTGACTACAACCAATACAAGTACCTGATCGAGACCCGGGTCTCCGGTGCTTTGACCAAGTACAAGTCGGCCATGGTTATTTCACGTACTGGCGGTACTTCGGTCACTCCGGGCGTTCCAACGTTCAACAACTCAACCGGTGTCATTACCGTTCCGTCTACCACAGGAGTTGTCTACAAGAACGGTGACACAGGCGATACTCTGACTGCTGGCGATCAGACAGCCATCGCGATCGGAACCATGTTCGAGGTTGAGGCCAGTGCTGCAACGGGTTACCACTTCCCGGCCAATATCGATACTGACTGGGAGTTCACTCGCACTGCCTGATAGGGGAGCAACATGGCAAAGTTTTACGGCTTGATCGGCTATGGCGAAACTGTAGAGAAAGCTCCTGGAGTTTGGGAGGACAATATTGTCGAGTACTCATATTTTGGCGATGTTGTCCGCAATACCCGAAAGCTTACAGAGGGGGAGAACGTCAACAATGACCTCTCCGTCAACAACTCGATCAGCATCGTCGCAGATCCGTATGCCAACGAACATTTCTTTGCCATTCGCTACATCAAGTGGATGGGGGCTTTGTGGACGGTTTCAGACGTCGAAGTGCAGAGCCCCCGTCTACTTTTGAGGTTGGGAGGTGTTTACAATGGGCCTAAGGCTTCAACTCCAGAGTCTCCTTGAGGAGGTTCTTGGGACTGACAATGTTTACTTCCAACCACCCGCCAATGTGCAAATGCAGTACCCGTGCATTATTTATGCAAGAGATGCTGCGGTTACTCGGTTCGCTGGCAATAAACCATATCGCTACACTAAGCGATACCAGGTGACCGTCATTGATAGGGATCCCGATAGTGAGATTCCTGAAAAGGTCGCCAACCTGCCACTCTGTATTCATAACAGATATTTTACGGCAGACAATCTCAACCACGACGTCTTTAATCTCTACTTCTAAGGAGTAGTAATGGGTAAGCTCAACTGGGACCAGGTTGGCGAGCGTCTCTACGAGACCGGTGTCGACCATGGCGTCCTGTACATTCCCAACAACGCAGGAGCGTACTCCAACGGCTTCGCATGGAACGGATTGGTGTCCGTCACCGAGTCCCCTTCCGGTGCTGAAGCCAGCCCGCAGTACGCAGACAATATCAAGTACCTTAATCTGGTGTCTGCTGAGGAGTTCGGCGCCACCATCGAGGCGTTCACCTATCCCGAGGAGTTTGCTCAGTGTGACGGCACTGCATCTCCCGAGTCTGGTGTCTCGATCGGCCAGCAGTCCCGCAAGATGTTCGGCCTGGTGTATCGCAGCCGGGTGGGAAATGATCTGGACGGAACCGACCATGGCTACAAGCTTCACCTGATTTACGGTGCCCTCGCAGCTCCATCGGAGAAGGCATACAGCACGATCAACGACTCGCCTGAGGCGCTGACGTTCAGTTGGGAGTTGGCTACCACCTCCGTCGAGGTCGGAGTCATCGGTGGAGTGGAGTACAAGCCGACGACCAGTCTCATGGTCGACTCGACCAAGGTGGACGCGACTGCTCTAGTCGAGCTCGAAGATCTGCTCTTCGGAACAGTCGGCGGAGACCCCAGGCTGCCTTTACCGTCAGAGGTCTTCGATTTGTTCACCGGTACCACTGTCGAGGTAACCGCCGCGGCTCCGACATACAACTCCACAACCAAGGTCATCACCATCCCCACAGTGACTGGCGTCGAGTACCGGATTAATGATGAGGTCGTCACAGATACTGTCACCATTACTGTGGATACGGTTGTTGTCGCCAATACGACAGCCGGCTACAGGTTCCCAGCGGTCTTTGACAATGACTGGTTCTTCGACTTCTGAGTTGAACTTAGATAGGGAGGTCAGAGAGTGCTCACCATCAAAGTACCAATGTCTGAAGCTTTTGACGAGAAATTGAATGAGTTTGTAACTACAGACGCTTTCACATTGGAGTTGGAGCACTCTCTGGTCTCTCTGTCAAAATGGGAGTCATTCTTCGAGAAGCCCTTCTTAGGACTGAATGAAAAGACTACAGAAGAAACACTGTGGTATGTCCAAGCCATGACAATGACCCCTTTTGTTCCTCCGGTAGTTTTCCAGAAACTCTCTGGTGACAATTTCGATGCAATAAACAACTACATCAACGCCAAGATGACTGCAACTTGGTTTAATGAGAAAGAAGGACCGAGTTATAGTCGTGAGATCATCACCGCAGAGATCATCTACTATTGGATGATTGCGCTCACTATCCCGTTTGAGTGTCAGCATTGGCATTTGAATCGATTGTTGACACTAGTCAAGGTTTGCAATCAAAAGAATGCGCCTCAAAAGAAGATGGGCAAACGGGATCTGGCAGCAAGAAACCGCGCTCTTAACGAGCAGCGTAGGGCACTACTCGGAACTAGAGGATGAGAGGAGGAAAGCGACATGCCGAGACTTAATTGGGGCGCAGTAGGTGAGCGGTTCTATGAGACAGGCGTTGATCGCGGCGTTCTGTATACTACTGACGTAGGCGTCGCTTGGCCTGGTCTTATCTCGGTTACCGAATCCCCTTCAGGAGGCGAAGCAAGGTCCTATTACATTGACGGAATCAAATACGCCAATATCGCAGCTGCGGAGGAGTTTGAGGCCACACTCAAAGCTTTCTACAGTCCTCCTGAGTTTGATCGGTATGAAGGCAGTTTGTTGATTCAATACGGGCTGTTCGCAACACATCAGCCAAGGAAGTCTTTCGATTTTAGTTACAGGACAAAGCTTGGAAATGATGTGGACGGGGTGGACCACGCCTACAAGATTCATCTCGTTTATAATGCTCTTGCAGCACCAGCGTCACGTG